GCTTGTTCTCATTAAGATCCATCATAGATCCATATCCTGCAGCTCTAATCTCAGCTATAACAATATCATTTTGACGATCTCTTTCTGCCTCATCAGCTTTAAACTGAAGATCCATTTGTTTCTGACGTTCTTGAGATGCAAGTAACTCCTGCTGCATTTGCTGCTGTTGTTGCATTTCTGCCTGCTTCTGAGAGTTAGCTTTTTCTTCAGCTTGTTTAAGAACACCTGTTAATTCAGCTATAGACTCAGACTTAATAATATTACCAAGATCAAAAATAGATGCACCTGTAGTGTTATTGTTAAGAGCAATCTGACGTAATTGCTCCATTACAGATCTCTGATTAGTCTTAGTAGTACAGAATATATTAAAGTCTCTCATTAAAAGATCTGTTCCATTTATCTGGAAATTAATCTTTTCATCATTACCTGTAATATATTGAAGTCTTAAACTAGGTTTCTTAGAATGATAGTATTGAGCCAAATCAGTTCTCATTTGGTGAACTCTTGGCATTAAATAATCACTATGCTGTATAAAATACTGTTCTGTCTGTGCATAAGAAGCATTCATTGCCTGCTCTATACCAGTAGCAGTTTGTTGTTGAGCTATCTGCTGACCCATACGTTCAGGATTAAGGCCAATCACTTCAAAAGCTTGGTTCTTAAAATATGTGGCTAAGTTAATACGAGATAGTAAACGGTTAGTTTGCTCTAAATTCAACACTTGATAATGTTGGAAATTAAGAGCATTCTCCGTATTAGTAATAGAAGTATCTAAAGGAAGCATCTGGAAATTCTTCATTGCAACATAGGCTTTAGACAGATTATTTTTACCCCAGTCTTCTCCCATGGAGTGACGAGGCAAAGAGTTCTGATCTAACATAATAACAGTACCTAACTCATCCACAAGGATGTCAGCTATCTGGTTATTTACAATATTGTAGCCTATCTGGAATGGTTTCATAAGATCTACCAATGAAATACTGCGGGTGTTTCTATCACCAAATACAGCACCTTCCACTGGAAGTTTGCAACCATATAATGTACTATCACCTTTAAATTGGAAAGGAATCTTACCTGGTTTACCACCATTAAGACCTAAATAGATTGGGTTAATACCTCCAGGATTATTCATACCCCAGAATGCAGGACGGTTAGGTCCTATTTTAACACCACCCCAAGTCTCATTAATCCAAATCCAATCAATATGTTCTCCAAAAACTAAGTTGTCCTTAGTTTTGTCTTTATACATAACTGTATTATACTGAGGCTTATCTGTAATCTTATAAGCTTCTGATATAATATCTTGTATAATTTCTCCTTCTTCTGTAATCTTAGTTAAGTGTCCTACTTTACGTTGACTCTTCCAGTAAATGGTAGATACACGTAGTAAGTGAGTTTTACCAAAGTCAACAGTATCTTCTGAATCAGATAAGATCCATTCAACTATATCTCCTGTACCAAATTTAGAATCATATATAGAAGTATACTGTCTATATCCTAGACTTGGCATCTGTGTATTCCAATCATGTGATCTAGTGGCATCATAGTAGCTACCATCGTTCTGCATACCTTGGATGGCATAACCAGCCGATCTTACAGGATAGATGGCTTCTAGGGCCTCTAATTGCTCTTGATTCATCATCCAACCATACTTATCAATAACATCTGATACAGACATCATATCCATCTTACCTACCCAGTTACCCTGAGATATGTAACGTACATCTGGAGATTTATGATAAAATGTTAAAAGAGGGTTCCAAAGTTCCACCTCATAGTCATCTTCATTCATCTTAAAATGCCAGAACTCTCTATCTGTAATAAGCATGTCTCTAAAAGCACGCTCTTCTAATTCTTGTAATCCAAACTTTTCAGTGTCTACCTTCATCTGATGTGTAGCCCACTCTTCAATCATAGATCTATAATCTTTCTTAAAGAAGTCTTCAATCTCAGGAAGGCTCTTTAAGTTTTCAGGAGAAAGCATTTGCTGAGCTTCTTCTGATTCAGGGTCCATACCCTGATTAATAAGATTCATAAACATCTTTTGTTGAGCTTGTTGTAATAAAACATCCTCAACCATTTGACGTTTAGCCTCTAACATTTCATTATAAGAAATGTCATCTATAGCCCTAAACATAATTTTAGAAGTACGTTTACTAAATTCATTAGTAAGTACATTCACTACATTAGGGATAATAGGATAGAATTTAAGTTCTAAAGCAGACTCATCCTGCTTAGTTAAGGTGTCTATAAGATCCGCCACCTCATTATCTTCTTCTATAATATAATCTTGCTTATCTATAATACCTTTAGCAAGATTGTAATTTTTCATTAATCTACGAGCATTACGTCTAAGCTGTTTCATGCCCTGAAACTCTAACCAATCAAGATTCCAAGCTCTCCACTCCTCATCCTTTTCTTTTTCAGATATGAATTGAATAGGTTGGGTAAGAGTTCCCATCTTGTTATAGTCAGCTTTTTTACCAGCTTTGAGATCCATTGCGTTATATATCTGCATGATTCTTAATTGTTTAAGTCTAAATCAGCTGTAAAAGTGCTAGCTGATCCAGTTATAGAAGTTGAACTAGAGGTGTATGTAATTGGATTACCATTAATGGTCCCAGATCCCACATATGGATTTGTAATAGGCACTGTCCACGGTGTTGTTGACCAACCTGGTGTTGAAATGACTGTTGATTCCACCTCTTCCTCTTTTAAAATAAGTAAAGCTTCCTCAAGTGTAAGAGAACTTTCTTTTATTAAACGAGATAGTATGGCTACTTTTTGAGCATGTAATGGCACTTCTTGTTGCATTATCTTATATTTTTAAAAGGGTTTCTAGGTGGTTGACTACTTCCTGCCCCTCTCTTAGAACTGCCCATATGTCTAAAGGGGCTGTAATTTAATTTACTAAATTTTTGGGAGTTAGCCAAATTTTCATTTGTAACTTCTACACGTTTAGCCAATCCTCTGTTAGATTGTTGCACTTTTGCAAAGGCTATTAAAGCTGAAAAAGCTACTAATCTATCCACGTTGACTCCATCTTGGTAAGCTTGCATCTCTTTTAAAAGCATTGGATCAGGAATTCTTTCCACTCCATAGATGGTTTTTACTATAGTTCCATCAGGAGTTGTCTCATGATCAAGCTCTTCTTTTAGAAATTCAATAGAATAAGACAACACTGTACCCTTAAATAGTGTACCAACGTTCTTCCAACCATATTCTTGAAATACATTACGGTTGGCACCAATATCTTTTAAGAATAAAATCATGTCTTTAGGAACCAGATATCTCTGCTTTTTCTTACTAATCATGTATTGTATAAACAAAGCTACGTTATTTTCCACAATAGTCCAGGCATTATACCATTCTATGAGTAATTCTAGACGTTCATGAGTTTTATTAATATCATCAAAACGTCCGCACCAACTAGCTACTATTTTATCTCTTTCTATGGTGTTACTCACCTTTCCGTTTCCATCATCTTTTATGATTTCTACAGGATTCTTATAAATATATATTGCACATAATGAATCTGATGTAGTTGTCTTACCCTCACCAACAGGATCTACTGATCCATAATACATACCAAAAGCAGGATCTTTACAAGGTCTTTCATAAATACATAACACTCCTTCTTTATCTTCTGTCTTTTTAGAAATAGGCCATTCTGTAATAGGTATCTTTCTAGAAGGTTTATCTATAATCTTTCCATCAGCATCTCTAGATAACTCTAAATATTCTACAGGATATTGTTTATCCTGAATACGTTGCTGCTGTTTTGCAATCAAATGAGGAGCAAATATAGAAAGCTTTCTTGTAGCAAAAGCTTCTTCTATAGTACGAGGATGCTGAGATACTTCAAGTTGATAAGCTGCCGGTTCAAGATCTTTCTTAAGCTTTACAAACTCTTCTTCAAGGGCAGTTAAAGCTTCTTCTACAAGAGAATTACCATACTGATCTATATAAGGAGGCATTGACCATTGTTCAGGAATAAATAATCCTGTAATACCAATTGTACCTGTTTTATCTATAAGATTAGACTTTACACCATAAAACCCATTCTCTTCTGGTTTTTCTATATAAAGTTTTAATGGTTCACATTGATCAAGATCACCGACAGATCCTGCTGCAATAAACTGACCTGTGATCATATGACCAGACTTAAGTGCTGGTTTCATATACCCATATGTATCATTCATGTTAGGAGCAATACCTGCTTCCTCATGAAAAAAATAAGTTACAGGTCCACCGACACCATTGGTTGGATTCTTTTCAAATGAGTAAGAGTTAATACTAGATTTTAATCCTCTATAAGTATCTCTACCTGCAACCCTCACTTTAATCTGTTGGTTCCATGCCCCCACCTTATCAGGTTCTGCTGGTCTATACCAAGCTGTATGTTCATTAATAAAGTTTTTATATTCTTCTAAAAACTTCCAAGAACCTTTTTCATTAATATAATCTTTAAGACTAGCACCTATTTTTAATACAGCTCCTGATTCAAATACCCATTGGTTAATAAGCTTAGCCATATGAAAATAAGAAGAGGCTATCTGACGTTTCTTTAATATAATAGCATGCTTCCAATGTAACTCAGCAAGATGTTCATATAGAGCCATGTGATACTGTGCATCTCTCACCTTAGCAAAGTCAAAACGTTTTTCTTCCTTGTCATAAATAGGCAAGAAGTTTAACCACATATAATAATCTCTAGAAATATACCAGGTAATTTCATCACTATGTACTATAATACCGTTACGACATTTATGTTTCTGATCATCCCAGTATTTAATAAAGTCTTTAGTCTTTACCGGAGCAGAACAGTAATATCCTTGTTTTTGAAACTTACGTGCTTCAGCATTAAATATTTTACTCACCTCATCAAATTCATATTGACCAGGTTCTTTAAATAAAGGAACAAGAAAGTCTCGGAATTCCTCACGTGAATAAAACACAGTGGTATCCCAAGACCCATCTTTATAAGTGGGCACCTCCTTATATATATCGTTATTTAATTTCTCCACGAGTAAGATCTTCTATCATTCCTACATCACCTTTTGTACGGTGAAGCATATCTAATAGTGTATTTAAATGTTTGCTTCTTAATACAGCATGATGTTGACTATTACTCCAATATTCATTACAAACGTTTCTTGGAACAGCATTCCATAACTGATTGTAGGGATTAAAATGAAATACCCAATCATTCATATAATCTGATTCAGGTCTTAAGTTTTCACCAATAGCAGCAAACTCTTTAATTTCTAAATCTGTGTACACTTCTGTTTTCATAGGTTATTTGTTTTGGTTATAGGTTTGGTTGTAATATTTTTTACCTTTTCTTGTAGTTTGACCAATGGTCTTTATATATTCCTGACAATCTTCCCAACCTATTTTATGTGCATCTATTATCTGCTCTTTTTCTTTTTCAAGTGCATTCTCTTTAACAAGTTCCCAATTCAAAATATCATCTTTTACATTTGATGAATTTTCCAACCATTCTAAAAATTGTGTCATTGCTGTTTCCATAGGTTATTTTGTTTAATCCATCCATTTACCGTGCGTTCTTAGATGCCAGAATCTATGCTTTAACACCTCAATAGTTAAAGCAAAAAATGTGTCAGCTTCATAAGTACCTGCTTTACAGGTTAATTTAAACTTTGGTTTCATAGTTTTTATTTTAGCTGTAGGGGAAGGATTTGAACCTCCAATGTTAGATATTTCCTACATTAAGCTTATTTTATCTAGTTAATGATGGATATATCCAACACATCCGAGACAAGGATGCGTGTCTGCCAGTTTCACCACCCTACAATTTTATATAATCCATTTATCTCCTGCATACATAAGTAAGTCATCATATGTTTTAAATGGCTTACCTAAATGTACACCAAAAAATCCAGTTTTAGTTCCTCTTCTTTTTAATTCATCATCATAGATTAAACTATCACAAGTAAAATCTGGATGATTCAATAAACTAGGAGGAAACAATCCTAATACATGATACTTTAACTCAGAAGTTTCACTCTGAGTAATTAATATTTCAGGATAAGGGCTATTCTTAAATATAATAAAAGGATTAGACGGTCTATTTGTCTTTACACCATATCTAAGTCCTAATGGTTGAAGATCTGGAACATTCTTAGAATAAGAAAACTTAGGATCTAAATCAGAAAATTTCATTCCTAAAAAGTTTTCTAAAGCAGCTTCTCCTAGATATCCTCTAGTAGATCTAGATTTAATCTGATTAGAATCTGCAGTGTAATGAAGTCCCACCTCATCTAACTTGTTATTAGACCATTTTACACCAAAGTTTTTTATAAGAGTGCATTCTTCTTGAGATATAGTTATTTCTAAACTATTCTCAAGAGCTTTTTGCATATTCTTTTTATACTCTTTCTCTGGGTTTATATATTTAACAGCACTACTGATCATATGCTAAGTCCTGTCCTCCTCTTACAGAAGACTGTTGCTCATCCATTAAGTCTTTATAGATTCCTTTATATGATTGTCTTACAGAATCAAACTTCTCTGCTATTCTAAGAATACCTACAGCTGATCCATCTCTACCAAATGTAGGAGTTTCTGTGGCTAACACCTTTCCTAGATTATCTAAAGCCGTTTTAATTCCATAATATGCTCTTGATGTTTCTGTCTCATACATCTGCTTGCATCTCTGTAACGCATGCACTATAGTATCATCTTCTGGAGAAAAGTCTCCATCCACTTCTTCTAATATAATCTCTTCTTTCTCACTCTCAGGAAAGTGAAAAAAAGGATTTGTATCTGGATTAGGACAAGTCATGTAGAATAAGTATGTGTACACCTTTAAATAATCTAAAGGATATTCTGTCATAATATTCTTAAGGAATTTAAGTGTATAACAATGTTCACTTGCTATCACCTGTCCATTCTGTATATCAAATAATCTTACCATTGTAGGTTGTCTTTATAAAGTTCATAATCATCGTCAAAGCTTTCATAACTTACTAATATTTCTTCATTTGGATAAATATCCCTTGCTGCAATCATCTTATCATCATCAAGTCCTATTGAGTTAGGATCATCACTATGATTTTGAAAATTAGAATGATCACAAGATGCGTATAAATAATCTCCTTCTTTCCAAAAGTAGGTATCTATAAATGTTTTTTGAACATCTGATAAAGCATCATACTTATCTTTATGCACTTTTATATCAAAGCCTTCTACAAATTGCCATATAAGATCACCCTTAGGAATAAAGTTTTTAGCAAATAAACCTAATCCTTTTCCTGGTGATTCTGCTAAATATGTTTCTACAACTAACATTAATCTTGTTTATTTATATCGTAATAATAAGAGTCAGTGTCTTCACTAACCCATCTATCTGAAACTCCTTCTACAGATACAAGTTCTTTATCCACTTTTATTTGTTTAGGATCAATAGGAAATGGTATTGTAATCCAATTAGAATCTTTCCAAAATATTCTATTATTTGGTTGACATAGTAAATATCCATCATCTGCTACTAAAACATGGCCACATTTATAATCACTTGGTTCATCTGAATAGGCGTTATTATACCAATCCACTGTAAATAAATAAGTGGCCCATATCTTACTACCGTCTTTTAAAACCACTTGACATCTTTTCTCATATAAGTAGTCATATACAATAACAGATACATTTTCACTAAAACAATCCCATAACTGTTTAAAATGGAAAGGTATGTCATTGTCTGGCTCTTTTAAAAATATTTCACTAAGAGGCACTCTACTTCTCATCATACCATAATCGGTCATTATATGAAAGGTTAAGATTTTTCCAGATATAGACTGTATTGCAAATAGATAAGCATTATGAAATGTATTATGGTCCTCTTCTTTATGAGTAAAGTGAGAAAGTCTAACTAAACACTTTATATTGTCTATGTTATGATTTAATATCATTAATATTTTGGTTTTAGTTTAGATCTATTATCTTCTAACCAATGTATAAGAGATATAGCTTCTGCTTTTAAATACGGTACATCATAAGGAACAACATCTCTTACAATGGGATCACCATTAGAATCTAAAGCTGTAATAGGATTATCATACTTATCTCTACCTGATTCTTCAAATAGAATATGATGAAGAGTTAATGTTCCTGGTTTTAGTTTTGGATTATGCTTAAGAATAATAAACATATACATAGACAACTGTAATGCATAGTGCATCAAGTTGCAATCATCTAAATGAGAAAGAGGAGATGCCATCTTTTGACTAACTCCCTCCCAGTTTGTAAAGCTTTCTGTTTTAATTTCTTTATTAGTCTTATAATCTGTAATATGCACTTCTCCATTAATCACCTCAACAAGATCTGATTGACCGCATAAGCCGGCTGATTTAAGATAGACTAAATGTTCTGGATAAACACCATCTGTAAGTTTTTGAGAAGGAGAATATTTACATCCATCTTTCTCTATAGGTTTAAATACAGGTATTGTTTTACCATGTCGTTCCATGTCAGTGAGTTCACAAATATCTGCTTCTCTACAGTTGTGATACCATGTACCTAATGTTGTAGCACGAAGAGCTTCTGCTTTCCAAGCAGCTTTAATATCTTCAGGAGCCATACCATACCACTTAGACTTTTTAGACTTAGCAGTTTTTTCTGCAATAGCATCTGCATCAAATGGTTTCTTAAAATTTCCTATAAAACTAGTAACAGATAACCAATCAGTTAAGTCTGTTACATCCAAACTTCTATATTTATGATCCTCTGGTGTAAATACTAATATACTCATAGTCCTAATTTTTGGTTAATTAAATCTTCTTCTTCCTGAGTCACCTCAGCTTTCCAATATCCTTTTGGACATTCTGAAGATAAAGATCTTGTTTTAAATGTAAGACTACAACCACATCCACCTTTAGTTTGGTCACAACAAGGAGCAGTTCCACCCACCATACAACCATCTCCTTGCACATCTAGAAGTGCACATTTGTAACAAACTTGCATTCTCTGTTGTGCAATTTCTTCTACATCTTCTCTCTTAAATATAGAATTAGTCACTCCCTCCAAGATCTGACCCTTGGTCTTCCATATCTTTATTATGTTCTCTTTTAGACTCATGTATTTGTGATTTGTGTAGTTTAATAAAATCTTTCCTCTCGTTCTCTTCCTCAATCTTTAATTTTATAGCTTTTAAATCAAAGAGTTTCTCATCTGTTCTAAATCTTGTTACAGTTTCTTGAAGACCTCTTTGTTTAAAATTCTCTTTAAACGTTTCTAACATTTGAATCTTATCATCCAGTTTCCAATGTTTTATTGTAAAGTCTCCTAAGTTTGTTAAATGCACTCTATTATGTTTTAGTCCCGAAAGACTTTTTCTTATCTCTCCCCAGTAAAAGTTAGTGATATCTTTTACTAATTGCTCTGATACATTTAAATCAGATGCTACATTAGGAATAAGTTCCTTAGCTTTCTTGGGTCTCAATTGATAAGAATTTAAAATCTAATAATACATTCCCTTTACTATGAACATTGATAACAGGATTGATGTTAATCTTCTTTTTATTCTTTCCTTCTTTTACAATAAGGTTTTTCTTCTCAGCTTTAGTCAAACAGTTACGTACTGACTGTGTACTAGAGAATATATTTTTACCATGAGCTTTTACACAAAAACTAGTTAGTTCTTGTTCACCTTCTATTGCTAAATAGGTTAAGCAATCTAAATCTGCCTCACTCACTTGTATGTTATACAGATAACAATGCGTAAGAATCTGATACTTGACTATTTGCCAAGTGGTCATTCTCACTCTTTTATCTACTTGGTTTACTATTGCCATTATAATTCTATTTTAAAACTTACATATTCTTCCCCGGTTTTACTCCAGTTTTGATATGTAAGAATTTCTTCTGCTCCAAATGTTTGAAATATTTTCCACGATGCACCCTTTCTAGCTTCTCCTATAAAATACTTAAATCCAGAATCTGTAGCCCAATCTAATGTCTCTTTAATTAATTCGTGTCCTAATCCTTTTCCTCTATGAGAAGGCATAACAGTGAAAGAATCCACCTTCACTACATTGTTACTAGTCCATGACATTATGATTTCAGCTACTAGATCAGTTTTATCTTTAAACCAGATTCCCTGAATCCCATCCCCTTGGGACAAGACATATGTTTTATACTTCTCGTCCCATTGGATGGGCTTAGGATGTTCCTTTTCAAACTTGTAAGCTAGCTTATAGTCTCGTAGTTTATAAAGGGTCGTCATAGAAATTACTTCTTTTTTAACTTTTTAGCTGAAACTCCTTCATCTTCTTGTTGTGTAGGAATATTACTAGGAATAAGAATTTCATCCCCAACCTTCACACCTTCTGCAGCAAGTTCTGGATTATTATCAAGATCTTCCTGTGTAATAGTGTGATGAATAGGTTCACCATCTTCTGGAGATTGTGGAATAGGTTTCTGAGAAGGATTGGTAATCTGCCCAATAAATGCTAGGGCTTTTAACTCTTCAGCTCTGGCAACTGCCAAGCCTGCGTTAATCTCTTGTAACTTTAACTGAAGTTCTTTCACTTCAATTTGTTCTTTAAGGAAAGACATGATCTCTTCCTTGGTAGGTGCTGATTTCTCTTCAGACATAATATTTGGTTTTATTTGTTATTATAATTCAATCTCTCCAGACTCAGATGAACTAGTCATGCCTATATGAGATTTCCATAATTTAAAAAATTCATAATACGGGGTGTCTATAATATAGGTGTCCCCAGACTCTGTAAATATCGTGGTGGCGTTATGTACTAACTCTTCCTCGTCCTCAGACGTCTGCTTAGCAGCAACCACTACATCTAGATCAAATATAAACGGCATCCACTTACCCTGGTCTTCCCCTATATTAAGAAGATCCATCTGGTCAGGATGTATCGTATGACAATGTATGTTACATTCGTGTAGATTCATAAGACTATTCACTTAAGTTATTAACTGGTTTCCTAGATACGTGGTATTCGTTGTATTTAATATACTTACTACTCTGACTAGCCTTAACAATAGCCATGGCTAGCATCCTTTCTCCAATACCATCCCTTACATCCACAACGGGAATATTAACGGGTCTACCATAACTATCCTTAGTCTGTATATAATGACTAGAGGTGGTTCCTTCTACGTATTTTTTCTTACTCATAACAGTTGGTTTACATTATAATATACTTAAAAAGTTTAAACTACACAAATTTAATATTATCTAATGCATAACTGTTTGATAACTTATCCCCCTATGTGAATATCCCCTCTATGGGTGGAATAAAATTTTTTACCCATAAAAAAATACTCCGTGTTATGCAGAGGTGGTGACTCCCGATCAACACTCCCCCGTCGGTCAGCCGAGCGGGTGGTACCCCTAGCTTCCTGTGGAAGAGCAGGGGAAAACCCCTGATGTACATTAAAAATAATGTTATGGAAAAGATTAATGAATGTACATGTACATCACCCTACTGGTGTGCTGATGAGAATCAGATGGAACCTGGATACACTTGTGACTACTGTCAACAACAAGAGTCTAATGAACATGTGATATCATTTATTACTAGTGTTAATAAGCCTAGTACAGTGAGTGATAGTGATAATGAATCTTATGATGATCTCCCTTTCTAGGGGGATTATCATGTAGAATATAACCCCTGATGTAATATAAAATAATATATTATGAAAAAGATTAAAATGACTGTGTTCACAGTAACTATGTTAGCACCATTCTTATTGGTATGGATTGGTTGG